GTGAGTACTTGTTACTCTAAACTAAACTAACTTAACTTTACCTAAAATAAAATAAATCAAATCAAATTGTTTCAAATGTCTCGTCGTATAACCGGCTGGGATGCGAGTAGTGTTGAGATGGACAACCAGGGTTACACTGGTGTGTCGGTGGGGGAATCGATTGCCAACAGTAGGCAATTCACTCTGGATCACCCTCAGTATTTGACTGTTACCAAAGCCATTTCTGAGAGGGTTTCTGAGATTACTGCTCGGAGGGGGGAGACGCGTTTGGCCACCACCCCCGTGGTGAGCACTGTCGTTCTCAATTCGGAGGAGAAGGCCTCTCTTGCCAAGGATTATCCGGAGTTCGCTGTTGTGGACTACGGTCATTTCAGACCCGGGCACGCGTCTTGGGTGCAAGCTCGTAGGCTTGCAAATGAGTGGATTTCCATGCAGGCTCGGAAGCTATCTGACGACGTGGTGCACTTGGGTGGTTCGGTTCTGTCGTATGTGTGTCAGGAGTCGGGTTCGGTGCAGTTGGTTGAGGACGTTTGCAACCCTGTTGCTGTTCATGAGGGTCACGTTTTGTCAGTCGACACTTACAACATTTTTCAGAACTACGTTGTTGCTGGAAAGGATTTGGGTCGCGAGTTGTCTCGTCCTCGTTACGAGGACTATCTCAGAGGCGAAGTTGTGACTCGATTGAAGCCTGGTCAGAAGCTGGCTAAGGCGGATGCTGTGTGTGCTGATCTGGCCATGACTCCCATGACACCGTTGCAGTTTGCAGCTGCCATGATGGAATGTGGTGCTAAGGTTGGGTTTGGTTTCTTTGTCTACACACCGGAAATGCTTTTGCAGGATTCTGGTGACATCGCAGGTACAGGAGTCAGTTTCGAGAAGAAAATGGATGAGTTGAGGCTTCTGTATCCGGAAGGGGCCGCTGGGGCGGTTTCCTACGACATGACGGAATGGGAGCCTTGGCTTATATCTCACACCTTTTCAATTGGGGTTGTGAGGCAGAGGCATTTTCAGGTGGAACTGCTCAAGAACAGGGGACCTTTCATGTTTTTTCGAGTTACAGCTTTGACTGTGGCACCCGTTGTTCGTGAAGTGTCTCATGCATTGGATTTGCCGGCAGTGGCTGATCAGTACTTGGTCACCGTGCCGGAATTGGTGGGCGCTGGGGTTGACCCTTTTCTTGCGGAGAGTTGGAAGCAGCACTCGTTTTTTTCGAGCAAGCGGTTGGTCGACAGGACTTATCAGTTTGCGATGCAAACTTCCAAGGAGTCGTTCACGCGATTCGGAATTCGCAAGTACATTGGTACGTCCAACGATCGTGTCACGGTCAACGGTACGTCGGTCAAGGTCAATTCGAGGCTTGGGCTTCAGACTGTTAACCGTTTGATGATTGCGGTTTACACCAGGGCGTTCGTCGACCGTTATCACGCGGGCACGCTCTTGGCGGAAGTTATGTCGAGGGCTCGTGAAATCATGGAGGATTACGAGGACAGTCCGTCATGGTTGGCCAGGTTCGTCACTTGGACTGGTGTTCCGGCTGTGATGTCTTCACTGAATGAGTCTGTTCGGGATACTGCTGATTGGGTTCGTCGCTCGCTGGATTCGAAGCATCGTCCTGGGGTTGGTGCATTTCAGGTTTTGGAACCTTATATAAGGGTGCAGGGAGGCATGTTTAAGCCAGGAACTGCTTTGTCTTCTGAGAATGTCATTAAATTGGCCACTTCTCACGTTGGAAGATCACGTCCGAAGCTTGGATTGCCAGGTGCCACTTTGGCGAGCATTGCAGCTTCTACTGTTGGGGAAGCTGTTGGTGCCGTCAATTCAGGTTGGAAGACTTTGAGGTTTCGTGTTGAGGATGTCGCAGTGTTTCCAGACAGGGAACGCACTGAGTTGGGAGAAGGGTTTGTCAAGGCAGCGGCTGCTCACAATGATGTTCAGATGTACGCTGGCAGGCAGCGTGCGGTTGAGCTCGTGCAAGCTGTCAGGACTGATACTCAAGAGAATTTGGTTGATTTTGTACCGCACCCAGACCCGGTTGGGGTTTTTTCTGAGATGCATGCCGAGGCTTGTGAGGGAGTCGCGGTTCAAGACAAGTACATGGATACGGCGAGCATCTCTTTGGATCCTCAGGACAGAAGTTTGTCTGCGAATTATCTTCGCATGCCCACTTACTATGGGCTTCCGCCTGGACCGAGAAAGGTTTACAAGAGCAAGGTGAAAGCTCTCAATGTTCCGAAGCGACAGGGCACTTTGCAGGAGCTTCTGTCCGCGCAGGCGGCGCGGAATTTGGATGCTCCTCAAGTGTCGTTGCCGCAGGATGAGGAACAGGTTGCTGTCGAGGTTTGGGATAAGTTTCTCGATGAGGCTTGCCTTCCAGAGGCTCGTACACTACTTGCCAATTATCAAACGGATCCGGTTGCGTTGACAGAGGATTCGTTGCGTGATTGGCATTCACAGGTGAAACCGGAGAGGGTTGCAGCTGTGAAGAAGGATTTGGAGGACAATTCTCGCGCGATCGGAGACATGAAGGTGGAGGAGTATTTGGTGATGCTCAAGGCTGACGTGAAGCCAACTCTGTCAACCAAACCAAATCACACGCGTACTGAGCCGCAGGTTATTGTCTACCATGAAAGGTCATTGACTGCGTTTTACAGTTCCATTTTTCGTGTGTTGGTGAGAAGGTTTTTGTCGTTGCTTAAGCCGAACTACCATGTCAATCTCCTCAAGGACACCAAGGATATCGAAAAGTTCATTCGAACTGTTCATCCTTTTGGTGAGCGTGGTCACAAGTACCTTGAGAATGATTTTGGCAAGTATGACAAGTCTCAGGGAAGGTTCGTGTTTGTTTTGGAGAATTACGTCTTTCAGCAGTTGGGGATGAATCAAGAGTTGCTTGATCAGTGGTTCAAGGGTCACGTGCATTGTCAGATGCGCAGTGTTGCTTTGGGTTTGTCGTTGCACGTGGATTATCAGCGTAAGTCGGGCGATGCTACTACTGCGTTTGGCAATGTCATTTTGAACATTTTGAGTGTCACTTTCGCCTATGCAGGCACCACTGTTGTTTGGGCGTTGTTCATGGGAGATGACTCGTTGGTTTGTGCACGTAAGGTTGGCAATGCGTCTAGGGCGGTTGCAGTTTTGTCCGAGGTGTTCAACCTGGGTGCAAAGATGTACATCACTGACGCTCCGTATTTTGCATCCAATTTTATATTGTTGGATGACATCAACGAGGAGGTGGCGTTGTTGCCGGATCCGGTGAAGCGTGCTGAGCGTTGGTCGATGGCCATTGACGCTTTGGATCCTCAGTGGGATGAGCGTTGGGTTTCGGCTCGGGATTCGCTTTCGGCTTACATGAACTTGTTTAATACCAAGGGATTGGCTGAGGCGGTTGCTCAAAGGTATCCTGTCAGTTTGGATACGGTGCGGGATGTTGCTTCTGCAGTTGCTACGGTCGTTAACGATCGCGGAGCTTTCCGTTCGATGTGGGAGAAAGAGCCAGAGGTTTTGGCGTATTAGGTTTTATAGTTGTTGGGTTCCCTTAATACATG